GGTAGTGCCGTTAGCGTCCTGACCGGGGCAGGGGGTGTATTCAGTGTGGTTGCTCACAGGCTTACCCCTTTCTGGTGCAGTTTGTGCTTCAAGCGCCTGATCTGGGCAAGCGCGTCACGCAGGTTGTCAGCGTCAGTGGTGCAGGAAGCTTCCCCGCAGCCACATTCAATGCCAATCCCGGCAAGCTTATCCCTTTCAGCCTTCACTTCAGCAAGCTGGCGCTCAAGGGCAGCGCACAATGCGCGCCCACCCCTTAGCTGAGCTTTTAGAAAATCAATCTGGTTTAAAAGCTCCTGACTCACAGGCGCACCCCTTTCTGGCGCAGCTCGCGCTTGAAGTCCTGACCCTTATAGCCCAGCTGGATCAGCAAGCGGTCACGCTCAGCGCGCATAGCGTCAATGTCTTCAGGCAGGGCGAACAGCTTGACCTTATTCTGGATGCGCACCCGCAGCTTTGGCTTGCCGTCCACCCAGATAATATGGTGGTTGCGCGGGTCTAGGCGCGCAGCCCTTTCGTTAGGGGTGTTATGACCGCAGCTGAGCAGGGACTTAACCTGAGCTTCAGACAGACCAAGCGCTGCAGCGCGCTCAGCGATCACTTCCGGGGGCAGTGTGGGTAGGGTTTTCATTTGGGGAGGTTATCAAAGGCAGCGTCCCAAGCTTGGACAAGCTCAGGGTAGGCAGGTCTAGCTTCCTGCACACCATAGTTAAAGCTGGTGATCTTCCACTGATGCAAGCTGTCACGCATAGCTTTTCCGGCAGCAATCAGGGCGGCAAAGCTTTCATCATTCACGCTGCGCTGCACAGCCTGCTGGCTGACATACCACTTGAGATCAAGGCGCACTGCGGTCAGCTCATCTAGTATGGTCTTCAGGTGACCATTAAGGCTGTGGTTATCCTCAGTGACCCTGCCCAGCTCAGCCTTAAGCGCGTCAGCCCGGTCACTGTATTCCTTAGCCAGCTTGCCAAGGCGCGCAGCTTCATAGGCTAGCCAATCAGCTTGGGACTTGGACTGCTCAAGCTGCTTATACAGGTGCTGCTCACTAGCTTGGCAGGTCTTCAGGGTTTCCCACAGCACAGTAAAGGTATCCTTGCTGACAAACTGTGGGGTGTGCGGGTGTTCAGGCTCAGACATTGTAGCGCGCTTTATAGATGGTCACAGCCTTACGCAGCTGCCTGCCGGAGAGAAAGAAGACCTTGCGCATATGCCGGGGCTTAAAGCCTTCAGACACCACAAGCTCAGCAGCAATAGCCTTCTCACCACTGCCATTGATCCATTTGCTTTCCTTCACTTCACCAGCCAAGTCCCACAGCTTCTGGCAGCTGTCAGTGACCGGGCGGCAAGGGTTAAGCTTAGGGTTATGCTTAGCCATTGGTTTGGGACAGCTCAGTTTCAACAGCCTTGGCAAAGGCAGCGCGCATAGAAGGCTGGCGCAGCGCATTAATATGGTATTCAGCCAGCGCTTCAAGGGGCGCACCATCAGGAAGCCAGCCCTTGCGCACAAGGATAGCTTCAGCTGCCTTCTTCTCAGCATCAGTGGTCAGCCAATCAAAGCTGACTTCACGCCTGCTATCATCAGCGCGCTGGTGATTGGCGGCAGGCTGAGCTGCCGGGGTGGTCTGCTTAGGGCTGCTGGCATAGGGCTGCTTGCTGCCGCTATTGCCGTCATCATCCTCCAAGTCCGCAGCCACACCACACAGGGTAGCCAGCTGGTAGCGCTTCAGGTAGCTCATAGCAGATCCAAGCGCCTGCAGGGTCAGACCTTCAGACTTAATGCCAACGCTTTTAAAGTCCCAGCTGTGACCGCTAGTGTGGAAGACCTGCGCACTGATGCTAATACGCCCATCCTCAGTGCTAGGGATCTGGATGATAGCCAAGCCATACTTGGCAAAGGTGGGTTTGACGATCTCCAGCAAATCCGAAAGCGCAAAGTATCTGCTGCGGAAGTGCGGATTGACGCGCAGGGCGCGAGCGTTGGCACAGCCAGCCACTGCAAGGACAAGCGCCTGACTAGGCGTGAGGTTTGCAGCTTCCGGGGCGGGGGTCACAGGGAGCAGGCTGGCTTCAGTCTGCGGGTCTTCATTCTGGGTCTTAGTTTTCTTAGTGGTCATAGCGGGTTATTATTTGGATGGGAAAGGAAAGCACCCGGTCGGATTTGAACCGACAGCCCCCTGTTTACAAAACAGGCGCACAACCATTGTGCTACAGGTGCAGAAGGATCAGGCAACAGGCTTTTCAGGCTGCGGGTTTTCAATGGCGCTGATGTATTCAGCAACCCGGTCAGCAGTGATGCGCATAAGCACACCCTTGCCCTTGCTCAGATTATAATAGCTGACACCATTGACCACCACAGGCTTGAGCTTGCGCGCAAAGCTGCCGTCAGAAAGCAGGATGTAGCTGGTGCTGCCTACCTGCGTATAGCTAGCAAGGCTGGGCAGCTTGGTGTCCCCCATATAAAGCTTAGTCGCTTCAGTAATCTTCCTGTGTTCGTGATTGCCAATAATGAAGGTGACAGGGTTTGCCGTTTTCTTTTTAGTCATAGGTTAAAAGTTAAGGAAGGGGTGCTGAGACTTGAACCAATCTGCAATAAGCAGCGCGTCTGCCGTTGCTAGGGTCAGCCCTTCAGCATCAGGGTAGCGCCTGCTAGCTTCTGCTTTCAGGGCTGCTTTCCATTGGGCTTGTGTTCGATTGCCTTTGGGGATGCCCAATGGCGCTTGCCACTTCTGGGGTGTCACAAGGATCACAGGGTGCTGCCGTCCTGCGCAGAAGCCTTCCACCCATCCGGCAGACTTGCCCAGCTTGAAGGCAGCGCTGGAAGGGATGAGCCTGCCCACAAAGGGTGGGACTTTCTCAATCACCACATCACAGCCAAACGGCAGCAGCGCGCCAAGCTCAGCCAAGTCTTCAGGCATTTTGCTTAAGACCACTTCAGGTCTGTTGGCATACATACGCACTACGGCAACACCCCCAGACATACCGGGGTCAATGGCTGCAAAGGTAAAGCGCGCTTCTGGTGTAGGGCTATTGCTCAAGTGCGTTGGTCTTAAAGTTATCTTAGGTGTGCTGCCTTGCGCTTGGTGATGCTAGGGCATCTGGCAAAGTCAAATGACCTTTGAGCGTATCCCTTGAAACCCAGATTGTGTATGGCATACAGATCAGCTGGGGTGGGGGCGCGCCCGGTAGCCTTCCTGAACCTAGCTGCGTTAAGCTCCAGCCAGCTGTGCAGGTAGGCTTGGCTGCAGGCTGCGTCATAGGCGTAGCTATAAGGGTAGGTAGGCAGACCCCTAGCAGCGCGCCAAACGCCTGTGTCCAGCCAGCTAGCTAGGTGAAATTGGGCAAGCCCCCTAGCTGCGCCACTGTCCCCGGTCACCCCAGCCCTGCCGCTAGACTCAATAGCTATGATGCCCCTGACCAGCTTAGGAGTCACTGCCGGGTCAGCAGCTAGGGCTGAGCTGCATAGGATCAGGGAAAGCAGGCGCGTCATTTTTTACGCACAGGGGTCAGCGCCCCCTTAATCGTTTCACCATTATACAGGGTCACATTCCAGCTGAGGCAGATAAAGCCACCATAGGCAATATGCACATCAGCCCAAGCTTGGCTTACATTCTCAATCTGCCGGAGTCTGTCAGCCAGATCAGCAGCCCAGCCCTTAGCCACCTTAAGCGCGCTGCGCTCAGTGTGGTCACCATCAATCAGCCTATCATTCAAAAATTGAAGCTCCTGCAGCAGACAGTGAACCTGCCAAGTGATCTGGTCTTTAGACATAGCTTGTGGGTAAGCTGTGAATAGATCTAGGGCTGACATAGGCTAGCCTTATTTGTCCCAGCGTATGCAGACCAAGCTGGGGTGACGCAGTGACCCGGCGGGGGTCAGGCTCAGGCAGCTGACTTCAGCCAGCGCGCCAATGTATTTAGCCTGATGGTCATAGATTTCCTGCCGCAGCTGGTCAGACATACCAGATCCAACGCGCACAGGCTTGCCGTTATAGGTCACCAGCAAGCTGCCTAGTGTGCCGTCAAGTCTGCCTGTGCCGGGGATGAAGCCCACCACCCTGCAGTCATAGGTCTGGCTAGGCTTCAGCTTGATCCAAGCCTTGCTGCGCTTGCCCTGCGTATAGGCAGCATCTACATCCTTCAGCATCAGACCTTCAAAGCCCTGAGCTAGCGCGTCTTCCAGCAGGTTGTCTGCCATAAGCTGCAGGTCAGAAGTGGTCAGGGTGTCAATCACAGGGGTCATACGCACACTGTCCTGCGCGCAGCCCTTCATCCCTGCATTTTCAAACATAGTTTCTAGGCAGTCCCGGCGCAGGCAGTAGGGGACACCATCACTGTCACCCCATCCCTCTACGGCGATCAGGTCAAACAGTGTAATACAGGCAAGGTCAGCTGCCTCATACTTCTGGCGCAGCTTGCCCACCCCGGTAAAGAAGTCAGTGCCAGCTGTGGCTTCCCCATCCATTACCACCTTAGACCCGATTGCCTTAGCCAGCCTGAGTATGTCAGGGGTCAGGGCTTCAAGGCTGGTCAGGGGGTTGCCGTTCCGGGTGTGGTAGGTCACCAGCTGCGCGTCAGGGTCAGCAGTGATAATCACCCTGATACCATCAAGCTTAGGCTCAACAGCCCAAACCCGGTCAGGCAGGTTGCTCAGGCAGCTGAGCTGCGCGGCAAGCATAGCTTTAGGGGCGGTCATAGGTTCAGCGCTTGCGGGTGGTGACGCTGTTGCAGGCAAGGGCAAGCAGCAGGATCAGGGTGAAGCCAATAGCCAGCAGGGTCATACCCTTGAAGTAATTGGCTTGGGCTTCAGCTAGGGTGGTCTTAGCAGGCTGGGTGGTATGGGACTTGTGGGTTTTCATAGGGCGGGTGTGGGTAAAGGGTTAGCTCCAGATACCAGCAGCTTTATCCCAGCTGCCTACCTTGGTGGGTCTGCGGGGGGCAGTGCCTCTATGGGTCAGGCAGCTGCCGCTACGCTTGAAGGTGCGCAGGGAAGGGGGCAGCACCCGGAAGGTGCGCAGTCCGGCGGCAATCAGCTTCCAATAGTCCAGCTGCTCCTGAGTCCGCGCAGCGATCTTCAGCGCGTCAAGCCAAGGCTGGGTGTTAGGGTGGCAGTAAGCAATCAGGGCAAGGTCAGTGAGCTTCCGGGCTTCCAGCTTCTGCACCCAGATAGGGGCAGCGTATTCCAGCTGGGCGGGTGTCCAAGTCTTCAGGTCAGTGCGGTCAGTAGGGGCAGTGGGCTTCATAGGGCGGGTGGTCATAGGTTAGGATTAGCGGGTGTAGAAGGAAGGGTGCAGGTCATTCCAGAAGTAGCGACTAGCGGCAGGGTTGTGCTTGATGATCAGCTGCTGCACAGCCATTGAGCTGTCAGCCCCATCAGTCTTCACGCGCTCAGT